TTTTTAAGTTCAGTTAACTCCTTTTTGATTGTCTCAAGCTGATTGTTAAGGTACACCTTTAGGTTCTTGGTGTCACTGATGTTAGTGATGTATTCTTTCAACACCTCTTTTTGTCTTTCTGACATACCTTGATACTTTGTGTTGAACTTCTCAACTAATATCTTGTAGGCAAGAAGACGAATCTCTTTGTCCTCTTTCATGAACTCTTCTACTAGAGACTTTGGAGCCTTAGTGTCACCTGCTGGTGTTTGAGTTAGATGCTCAAGAAGGTTAATCTTGTTTAAAACAAGCTGTTTTGTGTCGACTAATTTGCTGTTTTGGCTCTCAAATATAGTATAGATAGAAGCAAATGGCTTATAGTTGTCGATCTTGGCCTTAAAGAAGTTATCTAGATCGTAGTTTTTCTTGATCTCTTTGATCAAGTTGTACTTTAACTTAGCTATCTTATTATGGTCAAGCTTATTATACTGTTCAACAATAGTTGAAATCAAGATGTCTGCCTTTGTCTCAGATAGTCTAGGACTAACAGAGAATGTACTATAAAGGCTGTACTCTTTCCCTAACTCTGTGTTAGTGAAATACTTTTTTAATAGCTTAACAGCCTTTGAATCTTGATTATTAAGTAGATCAGACGTTGTCTGTCTAACTAATAACTCGAATAAAATACCGGTATTGCGATATTTTGAATGTTTAATTGCCATAATTTTTGTACAAGTCGACTAGTAATAAATATCTATATATTTAATCTAAGCCATCTTTAATATTGTCTTCACTTAGAAGATCTGACTCTTCAAATAGGTTAACTTTTCTGCCTTTTTTGCCTCCAAACATCTTCTCAAGAGAGCCTTTTGTTTTTAAGAACTCTGCCATTGTAGACTCAAGGGCTAGAGGGCTGCCTCCTTTGAAGTTAGTCTTAAGGCTATTCTCACCAGTCTCCGCATCTTTCTTATATGCTGCAGCTCCTAATGGATCACGGCCAAATGCAGAACCATCTGTAGAGATGATAGAAGTCTGTGTTTTAGGGCGTCCTGGTCCAGATTGTTTCTCATCATATCCTTGTGGTACATTCAAGACAGAGTCTTCTTTTCCACCATACAGACTAGCTATTTGGTGAGGTGTTCCATAGGCTTGTCCAGATTCTGCTGGGTCATTACCTTCTTCTTGAATCTGTGCGTATCTGAAGTTACGCTTCTTGTCTTCGATGATCTGATCTTCTAGCTCAGCATATTGGTCTTCTGAGAAGTGGAAGATCTTGTCGTACATAAAGTCACGAGGTAAGATCCCGGCTTCCATTGCATTCTTAGCAAGATCGATCTTCTCTTTGAATAGAGCGATTCTCTCTTGATCGTAAATAATAGATGGGTTAGTTAGTGACAATGTAAAGTTAGCTGCACTCTCATTAGTATACCCGTGAGCATACAAATGGACTAGAGCTATCTTAGTCAACTCGCTAATAACAATACGTTGTAGTCTTTCAACTGTTCTAGCAAAACGAATATCTTCTGCAGCAAGTGTTGCTTTACCAGTTAGATCTTTTTCATAGCCCATAAAGGCTTTAGGTATCTTAAGTGCTGCAAACAACTTCTCACGGAAGTAAGCAACGTCTTCAATACCATTATATTCAAGACCTTTGGTAGTATCAATCTTTGTAGAGGTATCGTTTCCACGAACTGGAATAAAGAAGTCCTCTAGAAGGTTTTGCTGATTATACTTCAAGTTATAGTTACCAGTGTTAGGGTCCATTAACGGTGCCTTCTTCATCTTGTTGATCATTCTCTGCATGTAGTTGTCAACTTCTCCTGGAGGAATTGCTCCTACATTTACATAGAATATACGACGCTCTGGTGCACGAACAATACGGTGAATCAACATCGCATCTTCAATGAGTACATACTGCTTAAATAACTTACGAGCAGGCTCAAGGTAAGATCTACCATAAGGTAGGTAGTTAACATCACCAGTCAATCTAAAGTGCGCCATCTCATAGTTATCAAACCAAACACCAGAATCACGATTTTGTTGTGAGCTATAGCCAGTAGATGAAGCAAGTGTTGCATTAGGATCGTATTTGAAACGAACCTCTTGTGGGTTTTGTGGGTTATAACCTTCTTCACGAATAATATTGTAAGCAGAGAATGGAATAACATTGTACACACCATACTTCTCAGCGATCTCTAACTTCAAATAGAAATCACCATACTTACACATGTTACGAATCCAGCTCCACAAGTTGAATTCAATGTTAAGTACAGAATAGAATAAGTTGTAAAGCAGCTTTTGAATGTTCTCATCAGAAGATCTGATTTGTAGAACTTCTCCTTGTTCATTCTTTAATGTACATTCATCAGCAACAATATCTAGAGCAGAACAACAGATAGCATCTGTGTCCATTGCATCATAGTCAGCATAGATTTGTACACGTGCTGATTGGTAGTTTTGTGCTAGGTTTAGGTTAACACCATACGCTGTTGACGTAGTATAAACCTTGTTGAACCTATCAATTAATGAGTTTGTCTGAATAACACCTGATCTTTGAATAGTATCGGTGTCAATTACCTTTAACATATCTCCACCTTCATTACGAATAATGACGTCTGTAGAAAACAAACGTCTCAAGGTCGAGAATAAGTTATTTTGTTTTTGCTGTTCTGCCATTTTATATTATATTAACCAAGTTAAATCTTGTGCTTCTCCACCTTGAGGAGTAGATATGTTCATACTCCATGGGTTTTGATTATATACGTTATTTGCATTATAGGCAACACTAGTATCTTGCGTTTTAGTGTAGCTGTTTAATGCAGCGTAGGTTAAGCTGTCAGCAGTTTTACGGTATCTAAGGCTTGTTTCTCTCAGATACATTGCAATTGAAAACGACATCACTAGGTCATCGTTATACGACTGCATTGCTTGTGCTTTACCATTTTTCCAAATAAAGACTCTAAGCTCTTCAAGTAGCCTGATCGATCTGATTATTGCTACTTTATTCTCTACAAAGTCTCTCATCTTTTCTATAACTAATGGTCTGGACTGAGTTGTCATTGAGAACCCTGGAACCAAACCTGTTTGACTGTTATACTTGTCTACAAACTTTGTGAAGTCACTATTATGATCTTGTTTGTAACTATAGTATACATTCGTGTAACCTCTTTCTGTTATTGTCTGAATAACGTCCCAACCTATATTCGCATTTTCTACAACTAGTAGAGCAGTGTTATACTCAGCTGCTATACTTAGTAGTATATTTGCGTACTCTCTTGTATCAACTTGTGACTTGTACTCAGCTACTTGCGTCACAGTCTCAACGTCAATAACGTGAAATGCAGAATAGTCATTACCATCACCACGAGCCACGTCGGCTATAACTGCATAATATTTCAAAGGATCCGGGTATTCCCAAATCCATAATGCTTTATCAAGACCTCTTCTTTCAATTGGATCTTGCAACATATTCTGTTCATACCATACTAAGACATCAGGCTCAATAACAGTATTACCAGAAGTTGCAAAGTCACAATCACACTCTTGAGCAGCGTTTCTCTTACCTAATGTTCTATCTTGTTCATCACGCCAAGTTTGATCACGCTCTGGGTGTACTGTCCAAGGTAGTGATATAGGTAAAAACCTGTTCTGTTGCTCTTGCGCTAACGTGTATGTTTTGTGAAACCAGTTACCTACACCATTAGGAGTAGATAATGCAACACATCCACCACCAGTAGCAAGTGTTTGTTGAGCCGCTGTGAATATCGTTTCGATATTATCGATAAACGCAGCCTCGTCTATTACTAGAAGAGATACAGCTTCAGAACGACCAGCATCACCAGCAGCAGATACCGCTTTGATTTGTGAACCGTTTTGAAGTCTCAAACTCAACCTATTATCTTCAGACGCTCCTATTTTAAGCCAAGTTGGTAAGTTCTGATAAGCGAATCTTACCTTAGTTACCATGTTCTTGGCTGTTTCTTGCTTAGTCGCAATAACAAGAACGTTTTTATCTTTGTTGAACAACATCAACCATAACGAATAAGCTGAGACTAGTGTAGAGATACCTAACTGTCTTGACTTATTGATTATAGAATAGTCGTGCTTTTGAAACAG